CAAGTTTTTTGGTAATGTACACCATTAATTTGCAGTGCAGGAAAATAATTTTTCTATACGCTCATCTAAAAATTGCTTCTTAGCAACTATCTTTTGAGCTAAAGATTTATTTCCCTCCTCGGTTAGCTGTTCTACAAAATTTTGAAGATTACTTGAATCAAGCTGCAGTCTTTCTAACTTGGACATTGGTCCTCCTTGAAATGAGTAAGGCCGAGACTCCGTAGAATCACGACCTTAGTAGTTTGAGTTTTGTTTAAATTTGGTATTAACCCTTAAGTAAGCCAGGGAAAGCCTCCTCCACTACTTTTCGTGTGATGCCTTTCGGCGGTTTCTTGTTAATCATATCAATGACTAACTCTGCATCATTAGGATCTACTGTTTCTAGTAACCCAATGAATATTTTTTCTCTTTTTGCTTTGAGCATCTTATCCCCTGGACCGCCTTTTACAAAGTACTTAAATTTTTGATTTTCCCGCATCAGATTACCTGGCGCAGTGTGTGCTTCGTTAGCTTCGTAGGGAACTTCTTCTCCAGCAGGTAGGTTCCACTCGACAGTTTTGTCTAGTGAACCTCTGAGAATGTCTTTAAGTGCCCAGGAATTATTATCCCGTAGCACTTGAATTCTTTCTGTCTTTGTACGTTTTTTTCTAGTTTCTTCAAAAACTTCATGTACAAGCATTACCATAAAAATAACTCCATTATCTACTATCTTTTAATTTATATATATTAGTTGAGAACTTCACGCATAAGATTTATTCTTTTTTCATAACTAATTTCAAATTCTTTTTTTGCACCTACATCTAGTAGGTGATATCTTTCTATGTTATAAAAATTACAAAATCTAGACCAAGTGCACGGAGCGCCGATATAGAATTGAGACTGTAAACACGTATTAAATTTATTTATAACATCTTCTGTACTAGACAAATCGCGGCTATCTCCTAAATCTATAAATCTGTCATCTTGCAAAAATAAATTTTTCATTACATGAAAGTGTGGGGGTTGCATTGCTCTTGATTTTAATACAAAAGAGCGTTCAGAGGTCATGTCCTCTTCATACACATCGTTAGCATTAATTAGAGAATAAACAATCTTGTCTGTCGGTTCGAATACATTCGGCTTACAATACTGTCCTACATCATCCCAACTACTATACGACTCTAAAGTGGAATCGCACAGTTTATAGTATTCTGCACTAGTCATATGCTCTTCATAAGTATAAACTTCAGGAAAAGATTTATCGTGGATAAATGTGCGATGGACTTCAAGGCACGTGTTATACCAGTCACAATCCTCCTTTGCAATCATGAGGACATCACATTTTAGTAAAATCTTCAGCGCTTGCAGGATTGACATTCTGCTATTAACAGCGGCTATCATATAAATTCTTGTACACTTTCTAATAGAAGCTTACAGCGCTTAGAGATAAGATAAGGAAAAACCTTACTGCGATTGTCAGCAGGATCCTGTGCTTCATATGTAGCAATGATTTCTTTTTTAATATTATCAGGTGTGAAGGTTAAGTCAATCATTCGCTGGTTACGTTGATAGTTGCGGTAGATATCCACACCCATAGTATCTTGCATATCTTTGCTAGATAACCAAGCTTCGATTTTTTTCTTAGTTACAGGAGTTTGTCTCCTACCATCTACAAAAACATTGTCATCAGAGAGCACATTAGGGACTCCGTCGCCACCATCTCCGCGGAAAATATGTTCTGTTAAGTATTTGTTAGGGTTAGGATCAGAAACATATTTTTTAGTCATAGGAGAAAACTGACGAATATTCTTATGCTTTTGTAACTGGATGAAATCCTTATCTGCTGATACAATCATAACAGGCTCATGTTTGCCGAACTCTTGAGTTTCTAAAGCAATTTGAGCAATGACGTCGTCAGCTTCGCAGCCTTGTTGGTGCATAACTTTATAAGGAAAGTTATCACGGATTTCGTCACGTACCATATTAATAATACGAAAGACTTCATTCCAGTCAATAGAAGATCCGTCTCTATTCTTTTTACGACTAGCTTTGTATTGAGGAAAAACCTCTTTACGCCAATTATTGGTACCATCGGCAACGACGACGACTTCGCCATATTCATTGCCAAACTTTTGTCTATACATGCGAATAGAATTTAGAATCATATGACGAATAAGATTTTCGTCAATAGCTAAACGCTGTACTACTACATTGCCGATGGCGATACCATTGTAGTCAATTAAAATCATAGTTTACTCCTAACATAATATAATACTATTCTACCATAGTTCTCATTGATTGTAAACCATTAAATGCAATTATACAATTATTTTTTTTCCATTTCTTTCTCTGCAGCTTGTACATCAGCAGCTGGAACTACACCTTCATGCATAAGTCTGTTTCTATTTGCCATGTGAGCGCCGTCGATATCAGCTTTATTTTGTCCGTGGTATTTTACAGCATGGCCTTCATCAATCATAATCTCGGTTACTAATTTATCGTCTACAATAAAGTCTCCAAGAATTCGACCAAATTTACCTTTCATATCTTCGCCATCTTTAGCAGCGACAGTTTTTAAAATACATTTTTTTTCTATTAACTCTTTCAAACGATTTTTAGCAGCTAAACCAAAAACCTTTTCAACTTTGTCTCTTGTACGAGATTCTGGTGTATCGATACCCATAATACGTACTCGCTCGTCTTTTAACCATACTCCAAAACCAAGATCGATGTCAACGTCGACAGTGTCTCCATCAACTACTTTCACCAAGTGTGCCCTGTATTCGTACATTTTTGTATTCCTTTAAATGTTTACTATGAATTTTACCTCCAATAAATTCATTATAATAATCATTACGGAATAATACTTCTCGATCAATTTGTTCTTTCATTTCCAAATAAGTCATTTCACCCTTTGCTTGACAAAGGTGGAGGATGTCTCTTTTGAATCTATCACGTCCTTCATTCTCAACAAGAAGCTTTACTTCTTCGTTTGATCCAAAATAATCTTGCCAGTCGGACTCTATTCTTTTTACTCTTTTTCGAGTCTTTCCTTTAAGAGGTTTCAGTCTTCTAGTTGCCCAGAATAATTTTTTGCCAACGTACTTTTTGTCATTGCTTAAATCAGTTACAATATAAACAAATCCAACCAAGTTTTCATAATCAAACTCGGTTGGATCAAAAATTTTATTATTATAGTACCACATTATAAACGCCTTTTCTTTAGGCTATTTATACTAATCTTCCGAATCTTCTAATTCGTCTAAATATACAGCATTTGTGTTTTCACCGCACATAGGACAGAAATCTGGTTCCTCTTCTGCAGTTGACACATGTGATTCTTCATCGCACCATTGGCATTCTATGTAGTAATGTTTCAACAGTTTCTCCTAAAAAGTTATTTCGCATGCACCTCCTTGGCATGCTATTGCTCCCATAGTGTCGATATCTGTAAATCGTTTTTCTGTTAATTGCGTTACAAAATCGACATGTGAAAAGTTCTGTTGAATCTTGGTCCATTTGTGAAGTAAGAACACATCTTTAAGACAATATTCTGCTTGTTTTAAATCATTCATAAAATAGTTATCTGCGAATTTCTGGAATCTACGAATCCATTCTGCTCTAATATCAGAAACCTCACCTTGGTGTTCAGGCGGTGTTTGTGCTATCATAGTAGCTTCCCATAAATCACGAAATCCTTGTTTACGAGTATCAACAATAAGACCGGATGCAAACAGCGCTGCTCTTCCATATTTATCAACGATTTCTTTTTCAGTTAGCACCTCAGTCATAGGTGCTTGAGCAAAGTCTTTATCACCAGAACCAGCTAAGAAACTTATACCAGCAAAATTGTGGCGGTTGTCATAAACATAATCCTCTACTTGATTCCACATATGTGGCATTACTGTAACGGTGTTTGACACGTTGTGCCGTATGGTTTCGACAGCACACAGCGACGGATTGGTTCCACTTTCAACCCAGTTGGATTGAACTCCACTGACCTTTTCAAGAAGTTCAGTTCCATATAAATTTTCTCTATATAATGAACCCTCTGGAGAGACAACAGGAAAACCAATACAATAATCAGTATTGTTATTGGACCATACACTTTCTTCAACCATGTAAGGGTTTTCTTTAGCAATGAGTTGCGCAACTTCTGTTTCCTTATTCAACTGAATATGACGTATGTATCTTGGAGCGTGTTCAGCGTGAATACCAGATGCAGTTTGTAGAAGAACACTGGCATTACCACTTGGTTTAACGCAGGTAGTACGTGCTGCT